TCGGAGCGCGCTGAGGAACTTGGGCGCGAGGCGGCGGTGCGGTTTCAGGAGATGGAACGGGCGGCGCAGCAAGCGGCGCCCAACGCGATGGATGAGGCTGGACACGGAAGCGACCAGCCAAGCCAGCAAGCCACGCCGAGGGTTTTGCATTGAGCGCGCGCGTCGCTGACGACGCGGAGGCGATCCGCCGCATGGAGGAAATCGCCGCCGAGCGAAGCCGCGCGTTGCAGTCGGTGTGCTTCGAGTGCGGCAACAACGGATGGATCTGGGGCGGCGAAGCCTGGACGGTCTGCTCTACCTGCAAGAACCCAGACCAACGGATGTGCCCATGAGCGACCCCACAAGAAAGACGGTTGCCGTCTGTGTGTGGACAACACGCTGGGGAGAGCATGACTATCCGGCCGGCAATAAACTGGACGCGCTCATCGACAGGCTGTGCCGGGCGCGCGATGAGATACCTGATGAGTTTCGGGCGTCAGCCACGATCGAGACGTTCTCCGACTTCGGGCTGATGGGGATGGAAGTAGGATTCAGCCGCCCCGAGACGGACGGCGAGATGGGTGTCAGAATCGCGCGTGAAGCCGCGCGCGACGACCGTAGTTTCCGCTCCCTTGAAGAACGCGAGCGCATTCTTCTCGCGGCGTTGAGGCGCAAGTATCCAGACGAACCGAGTGACGCGGAACCCAGTACGTGATGATCTGTATCGGCATGGCGATCTTCGCCTTCGTCGGGTTTGGCCTTGGCCTCTACGCCGGGTATTCGATGGGGTGGGAGGAACGCGGCTACTGCAACCAGTTGGCGGATGACGATGTCGCCCGCGAGCGCGACGCGCTGATCGCCATCTCGACCGGAAGGATGAGGCCATGAAGCGCACGCGCTGCATCAACGACATCGGTATCGGCTTCAAGGGCACCGGAGATGAAAGGATGGTGGACATCCGTGTTTATCCCGAAGGCGGCGGTGTCCTCGTTTGGCCGGAAATCCGTCAGCACGGCGTCTGTGCGACCGACACACTTGAGGCCGTGCAATACCTCACCGCCGAGGAAGCGATGGCCTTTGCAAAGGCGTTCGAGCGATGCGCGATTCAGGCGTTGAAGGACAGCGCATGATGCTGCAACTCAACCCGGCGCTGCCGTTTTGGCACGTCCCGACCCGGCAGGCGTGCGAGGCTTTCCTCGCCATCGACTACGGCATCGACCACGACCTGATGCTGGCGGTGATCCTGAAAGACGGCCGCATCTTCGTGTGCCGGACGCCGGACCTGTGCGGCGTCGAGAATCAGACGATCGGCAGGCCGGGGCAGTCGCCTGCGACACAAACTGCGATCGTTGTGTCCGACGCGGATAGGCAGGAAATCAGGCTCATGGCGCAAGAAGGAAAAACACTCGCCTTCATCGAAGACCTGATGCTTGTGCGCGGCAAACGCATCCCGCTGCCGCTGCTTCGCGAGATTGCTAACGGTCGATGAGCGAGGCGCTTGCCCACCATCTGAGTGGTCGCGATCTCGCAGCGTTCGCGGCCCGCAAGCGGTGGCTGACCGAGGCGCGGACCTCAAAGCGTCAAGGCAAGCAAATCCCGCCACCCGACGAAGACTGGCAGATCCTTCTGCTGCTTGCCGGGAGAGGATTCGGCAAGACCGTCGCTGGTGTGCAGTGGATGTGGTGGGAGCGGTGGCGTCTGCCCGAGACCATCGGGCACATCATCGCGCCGACTTTGTCCGACGTGGATGGGACCGCCTTTGAAGGGGCGGCAGGCTTTCGCTCCATCGTGCCAGCCGAGTGCCTGTTCATGCACTCGTGGGAAAAGGCGTTCAACCGCCAGCGCCATACCCTGCGTTTCAGCAACGGGTCGATCATCCGCGGCTTCGGCGCCGTCGATGAGGGCGGCCGGCTTCGCGGACCCCAGGCGCATGATATATTTGGCGACGAAATCCGAGAGTGGGACAAGCCGGCCGGCAACCTCGAACAGGCGCTCAACAACGCGCTGCTGGGCCTGCGCCTGCCGAAACCCGACGGATCGCAGGGCCGGGCGGTCTTGGCGACGACGCCGAAGCCGATCCCCTACATGAAGCGGCTGATGAAACGGTCGGGCGTGCGGATCGTCACCGGAAGCAGCCACGAAAACCTGTCGAACCTGTCCGACGCTTTCAAGCGGCAGATCCTGGCGATGTCCGGCACCCTCATGGGCCGGCAGGAGATCGACGCTGCCTTCATCGACGAGGAATCCGACCAGTCGATCATCAAGCGGCACTGGATCAAGCTGTGGCCGCACGACCGAAAGCTGCCCGACTTTCAGTTCATCGTCGAAGTCTACGACACGGCCTCGTCGGAGGAAAACTTCGACAGGCGGGCGCAGGAGACCGATCCGACCGGCTCGATCGTGCTGGGTGTGTTCAACACCGAGCAGCAGTTCACGAAGGCCGAGTTGAAGAAGGTGGGCGTGCGGTGCCGGTATGCGGCGATCGTGCTTGATTGCTGGACGCAGCGGCTTGGAATGCCCGAACTTCTTGAGAAAGCCCGCGAGCAGCACCGGCTGAAATGGGGGCCAACCCCTGGCCGCAAGAGCGACATGGTGCTGATCGAGGACAAATCCTCGGGGCCTGGCGTGCGGCAGATGCTGGCGAAGTGGGGCGTGCCATGCTGGCCCTACAACCCCGGACGGCGGGACAAGGCAATGCGGCTGCACGCGCAGGCGCCGATCATCCAGCAGGGCGGCATGTGGGTGATCGAGAGCGGCCGCGAAGACCGAAAGGGGCTGCCCCGGGATTGGTATGAGCCGTTTCTTGAGGAACTGTGCGCCTACGCCGGGCCGGGATCGACCGAGCACGACGAGTACATAGATTGCACGTCGATGGGGTTCGACTACCTCTCATCGCGCGGGATGCTTGAGGCGACGCCGCGGGAACTCCACATCGACCTTGAGGCAAAGCTGGACGCCGACCGGGGCGAGGCCGAGGAAACCCGCCGCAACAGCCGGCGCGAGCAAGTCGGAAACCCCTATGGCTAGGAGCGCGCGATGACGTGGACGCCGCTGACGTGCTCGACCTGCCGGTTCTTTCTGCTGCTGCCGACGCCGGCGGGAGCGACGGCAATCGGCGAGTGCCGGGCAAACCCGCCGGTCGTTGTCGCCAACGGGCAGCAAGGGGTGACGGTGTCGAAGTTCCCGAACATCGCGCCGACCGACTGGTGCGGCGGGTATGGAACGAGGGTGTATCCGGCGTGAAAGAGGGCGATGTCAGCACCATGCCGATCCCGGAACTCCGCAAGCGCAAGCGCGGCAAGGGCGGCCGGTTCGTGAAGGCCGTCGTCTATGAGGTAGGGTATCAGGTTGGTCCTGATGGCGACCATCTCCCGCTGACCGACGCCCAACGTGCCGCGCATGCCCGCGCCCTGAATGCGTCAATGAAAGAGACCTGCGCGGTCATGGGCTACGAAATGACGCCGCGCGATCCGACGATCCCGCCCGACGCTTTCGAGCGGACCGACCTCGCCGTTGGCCGCACGCGAGTGTGGCAGGGAACGGACGGGACGCTGTATGTTCGGACACCAGAAGGAGAAGCGTGATGGCTGACAAAGACGAGATCGAAAAACGCCTCGCGATGTTGCGAAACCCGTTCGTCGTCATGAACTGCGAACAGCAGGCGGTCCAGGGGTCGAACCCTTGCGATCCGGCCAATTTCAGCCTGTCGGGGTTGACCGCGACGGTGCGGGTGCAACGGGCGATGGGCGCCGAGGCCAACCGGGCGCAGATCAAAGCGATGCTGAACGGCGCGCTTTTCCCGGCGCCGGCCGCCGACCGCGTTGCCGACCTGCGCGACCTCGACGAAATCGCAGAGGACGACGCCAATATCTGCGACGTAATCAACCGTGGCGAACTGAAGCAACTGCGAGCCGAAAACCAAGCCCTCCGCGCCCGACTTGCCGCAATGGGCGATACCCTGCGCGTCGATCCCGACGCAGCGCCGCCGACGCTGTCCCCCGCCGAGGCGGTCAAGCAGACCATCGAACATCTGACCGCCGGCCGGGTGCGCGGCAAGCCGCTCGCCGACCTCGGGCGCGCTGTCCGCAAGGCGGAAGGCGATCAAGCCGTCGGCAACACCGTCGGGCGCCGCTCGCCGGTTACGCTGACCGAGCCGGGCGTGCCGCCGCGATACGGCATCGCTGGGCCGCGCTACCTGGGGTGAGCGCCCATTGCCGCACCCGTTCCGCGACCCTGAAAGCCAGCGGGGTCAAGGTGCATTTCCTGCTGCAAGCCAAGGAGCGGGACCGGCGCGACCTGATGGCGGCGATGCGCGAAGCCTTGGATATGCACGACGATGACGTTGTCGGCTACGCCATCGTCTTGTGGAATTGGGAGAATGCCAGCACGGCGCTGTGCCGCGTCCGGGCCGGCGGTATTCCGACGGTCCTCGTGCCGGATTTCGTGCGTAACCGGCTGCTGGCCGAGCGCATCCTGATCTGGGCCAAGCAATAGTGACCGCCTGCCGTTCCCTGTGATAGCGTCCCGTCGTCCTTCGAGTTGGCGCCGCGCCGCCGGCTGGTAATCCCTGCCTGGAACCAGCAATGGCTGCAAAGCGCAACCGACTCCCGCGTGACCGGCAGGCCGCGATTCCGGCCCTGACCGAGGGCGCGGATGTCGCCGAATACCTCGAACTGCCCGGCGATCCCGACGAGATCGTCCTGACCGAGACCCCCGACGGGGGCGCTTTCGTCGACATGCCCGGCGAGCGGGAAGAATCAACGCCGCCCGACGAGGGTTTCTATGCAAACCTCGCCGAGCGCCTTCCCGATCACATCCGCCGCCGGATCGTCGCCGACCTGATCCAGCGCATCGAGGAGGACAAGGAAAGCCGCAAGCCTCGGGACAAGCAGTACGAGGAAGGCATCAAGCGCACCGGCCTCGGCAAGGACGCGCCTGGCGGCGCGGATTTCGAAGGCGCGTCCCGCGTCGTCCACCCGATGATGACCGAAGCGTGCATCGACTACCAATCCAGGGTCATGAAGGAACTCTGGCCGCCGTCCGGCCCGGTCAAGCCGAAAATCCTCGGCTCCGTCACGACCGAAAAGACCGAGCGCGCCAAGCGCAAGACCGAGCACATGAACTGGCAGACCACCACGCAGATGAAGGAAGCGCGGGCGGTCCTTGAGACGACGCTGACCCAGGTTCCCCTTGGCGGTTCGCAATTCATCCGGCTCTGGCAGGACCATCGCCTCAAGCGCCCGCGATGCGAGTTTGCCTCGGTCGACAACATCCACCTGCCGGCGAACGCCGCCGACTTCGCCTCGGCTTCACGCAAGACGTTCGAGGACAAGGTATCGGCCGTCGAGTTTCGCCAGCGCGTCGACGCCGGCCTCTACATCGACCCGGGCCTTCCCGCGCCGTCGATGCTTGACGAAAAATCGGCTGCGGAAACCGCGTCCGACAAGGTCGAAGGCGTCATCGACCCGACAACGAACCTCGACGGCGATCGGTCGATCTACGAGACGCAGACCTATCTCGACGTGTCCGAAGAAGCCGCCGAAGCCCTCGGCGATGACATCGAGCAAGCCGGCGACCTCAACCCCTACCTCATCAGCATCGACGTGTCGGGCCGGGAAATGCTCGGCATGTACCGAAACTGGGAGGAACACGACCCGGCAAAAGAACCGATCGAGCACCTGTTCGAGTTTCCGTTCCTCCCCTGGCGGGGGGCGCTCTCGATCGGATTTCCGCAGATCATCGGCGGCCTGTCGGCGGCGGCGACCGGCGCCCTCCGCGCGCTTCTCGACTCGGCGCACATCGCCAACGTCGCCTCCGGGTATGTCCTGAAAGGGGCGGGGATCAGCGGGCAGACCCGTTCCCCGCGGCCTGGGGAACTCGTCGAAGTCGACGCCGGCATGGAAGCGGACGACATCCGCAAGCGGATTCTCCCTACGGGAATGGTGCAGCCGTCTCCCGTGCTGTTCCAACTGCTCGGCGCCGTCACCGAGATGGCGAAGGGCGTCGTTCGCACGAGCCTGGACGACGCTCCCGCAGGCCAGGGCAACACGCCGGTTCCGGTCGGCACGCAAATGTCGCGTGTCGAGGAAGGGCTGGTCGTGTTCTCGGCCGTCCACGGGCGGGCGCACGCGGCGCTGGATCGGTTCCTCGCCGGGCTGCACCGGCTGAACCGGCTCTATCTGCCCGAGCAAGTGAAGGTCGACGCCAGGGGCACCGAGATCATGGTGCGCCGGAAGGATTACGAAGGGCCGTGCGACATCATGCCGGTGTCGGACCCAACGATCTATTCCGACCAGCAGCGGTTCGCGCAGCTTGGCTACATCCAATCCCGGATGATGGTGGCTCCCCAGCTATGGAACGCCAGGGAGGTCGAACTCGCTGGACTGCGGCTCATCAAGTGGCCCGACCCCGAGACGCTGCTCGTCGCCCCCGCAGACCCCGAGGAAGCGAACGCCGTCGTCGAGAACCTCAATATGGGGCTGGGAAAAGGGGCGATCGTTTTCGCCCATCAGGACCACCTTGCGCACATTCAGGCGCACATGGACTTCCTGAAGTCTCCCGCCCTCGGCTCGAACCCGATGATCGCCCCGGCGTTCCTCGCAAAGGCGCTGCCGCACATCGCCGAGCACATCCTGAATTTCTACGCCGTCCATACGGTGAACACCGTCGAGGCGGCGGCGCGGAAGAAAGTCGGCGATCTCCTGTCCAACGACGAGGACATCAAAGGAATGTTCGACCAGTTGCTCGGGCAGGCCAGCCAGATTATCGTGCCCGAGGTCGAGCAGGCGGTGTCGGGGGCCATGCCAATTCTGTTGGAGGCGCTTCAGCACCTTCAGCAACTCCAACCGAAACCGCCGATGGACCCGGCCCTCGCGGCAGTTCAAGCGGCCCAGGCCGAGACGCAGCGCAAGACCGCCGCCGATCAGGCGTCGCAGCAGCAAAGCGCCGCCGAACTCGCCGCCAAGACGCATCTCGACGCCGCCGGCCAGCAGCAGCAGGCGCAGACCGACGCGGAGAAGCTGGCCTTGCAGCAGCAGGCGAATGCGATCCAGGCCGACCGGGTCGCGGCAATTCGGGAAGGCCAGCAGATGACCGCGCAGACGAAGCTGGCAACCACCGCAGCTGACAACCAGACGGCGATGGACATCTCAAGTGCCAAGATCGAATCCGGTCACGGCTCGTCGATGACCGATGGCGGCTCACTGGAAGGGCAATGAACCTCGCACGCATCGCCCCGCTGCCGGCAACGACGGCGCTCGACAGCGGCTACCGCAACATCATGGCGGCAGCCGAGATCGAGCACATGCGGTCGCAGGAAGCCTACGAGGCGCGGATGAACGCCGAAATTCAGCGGGTGTCGCGCGACCTTGCCCATCACTACCGCCGGAACGTGTTCGTCAGCAGCCGGCTTCCGCGTGGGACAATGGTGATCGAAAAGCTGACGGGAGAGCGCATTGCGGTGCCGCAGCGGCCGTCCCGGCGCTTCCTGCTCGAAGACAAGTCGTGGCGCGAGATCGCGATGGCGCTCGACATGGGCTATGCTGTGCTGAAACGTGACACACCCCAAGGAGCCTGACATGCGAGACGGAACGACTTCCGACAGCCACATCACCGGCACCGGCGGCCACCATGCCGCACCGAAGGAGCCGATTTCCGGCCCCGTGCCGATCCAGCACCGCAACCGCCTCGGCCTGAACAAAGGTGCCGCCGCCGGCGACAACGTCCAGGGGGCGGGCAACCCGTCGACGATTCCGACGATGAACGCCGGCGGCAAGAAGACGTGGTAGAAATCGAGACAGCCGAACCCGCTGCGTTTGAGGCGATCACTCAAGCCGCCCAGGAGCTCGAGGCGGACTTCGCGGATGTCCGCAACGGTCTTCGTTCCTACCTATCGCAGACCGGCTACGCCAGCGACAAAGGACACCGGCTGCTGTGGCGCGTCCGACCGCAGTTCGAGCGCGACGGAGGCCGGATCAAGATATACAGCCGCTTTCTGGTCACCGACAAGCCGGACCTGCCGGTGACCGAAGCGGCATGAAGCGACAAGCACCGCAGCGGTCAATCGCGCTTGAGGAAGCCCGACGGATCGCTGCGGCAAGGCAGTTGTGGTTGAGCGGAGCGCGCCTTGATCCGCCGCCGCCGTCGTCGACTCAGCTATACTTGACCGGCGGTATCCCGGACTTTCTGCTCGAAGACACCGACCAGATTTAGAACGTCGTCGGCTGGGCGATGGCGCGGATCAGCGCCATAAACCCCTTCTGCAGGTCGGTCTTGCCAATCGACAGCCACCGCTGATCGGCGATGACCGAATGGTGCGACCCCACCTTTTCGATGAATGCGCCGACATTCTCGGCCAGAGCCTTTCCCTCGTTCATCAGCGCGATTTCGTCGGGCGACAGATCGCGGTAGCCGGTGATCTGCTGGGTCATGCCAAACGCTCCAAACTGCTCGTAAGCCGCTCGGCCAGCCCAACGCGCGCATCAAGATGGTCGATGGCGTGATGCAGGGCCGCAATCATGGCATTCGGTACGGGCGCAACTTCCCCGGAACCGACGCTCGGCGGGTTTGGTCCATGCAGCCGGCAGTCCAGCGAGTCGAGCCGCGAACAGACGGTGTCCATGCGCTCGACAACAAAGGCGATGCGTTTTTCGATGTTGGCGAGTGCCGCTTCCTCGCCCTTTATTGGCGACACGTCTTCAGTGCCGCGCGGCTGCATACGTCCTGCGGCCTGATACAAGGAATTTATTGAGGCTGAGTTCATCTCTTGTCTCCTGGGAAATGGGTTGTCTGCGAGGCGGCCCAACGCTCAAGTTCGGCCCGGTCGTACTGCACGATTCGGTTCAAGAATCGGGTGTAGGGTGGCCCTTTCTTCTTCCATGCCAACTGCTCAAGCGTGCCAGGCGCGATCGGATAGCCGAGCGCGGTCAGATGCTGCGCTGCCTGCTTGCGGCTCAAGAACTGTGCCGTCGTCCTGCCCAAGCGTGTCCTCCGTGCTCATTCACGTTCGCGATACTTCTCGAATCGTCTCGTTGCCGGTCAAGCCCTCCGTAACTGTTTGTGCCCACCTGCGCTTACAGGACGCGCATAAGTTGTTGCTTGACAACGGTTTCTCCCGCAACGCTCCGCTCGAATGGCG